CTAATCCAGTCACTCTGGGATCAATAGTGACTTCATTTTTAGAATCCATAGTCAATTTAAAAACAGTATCAGCTGCATCAACGTTACAAATATTACCCACTGGACATGGTTTCTGTAATAATGTATCTGTTATAACTACTGGTCTGCTAAAGCCAAATAGACGCGCTATGTCTCCTACACCTGTCGCAACTATTTGCGTAGCTCTAGCATAAGGTGCTATCAATGGAATAGCGGCCAATTGTCCGGCCGCTTTAGCCACAGCTGAAGCTGGTTTAGAAATGATACCCTGACCATATTCATCTCCAGAATTCATACTTTTTGATTTACCCTTAGAGTTTGGCTTCTTTTTTGACTTACCAGCTTGAGAAGGCAATACAGCCAAATCATGCGAAGTAGGCATAGTAAGTGTGACCTCACTAGCCCATAAATAAACAGAAATAGTAATCGGATTACCTACATCTGTGTGCCTCAAATCTCCAAAAGACTTAAAAGTAACTCTACCTAATTTTTCAGCAATATCAGGTTTTGATAAAGTGATATAATTTTCCTTATAAAAATATGGAAATTTCATCACTCCACCCGTATTCAAAGTTGGGTTTAGAAAAATGTGTGGTTTCTGTGATGCTCCAATCAAATCGGCATCAAATGTGGCTCCTACACCACGTACAACAGTTACATCATCATGCCCATTTAAAGGATTATAAAAAGCAAGGGCTCTTCCATAATGGAAAGGAGTTCCACTAATCAAAACCTTCATATTCAAATTCATGCGCAACAAATCAAAATTTTTAATTTTATCGCGAATAAAATCGTTAGATAAATATGCAGACCACACATCTAATTCTTCAAATAAAGTTTCATTAATTCCCCATTGATATGTTGCCACTTCAATCGGACGTGAAAGAAAATTACCCAAATCACTATCAGTATTATCAGCTAAATTAAATGTTTCATCTGGATCAGCAGGCACCGTAGCCGACCATCCAGCATTTTCGTCAGCAAAAGTGGTAATTTCAGCCTTCATATCAGAATCAGCTTGACCCGAAGTCATAGTACCTGATTGTGAATAGAAACATCTTTCCTCTAATTTTCTATTTCGCGCTCTAAGTTCTTTAATCAACTTCTTGAGCTTCCTTACATGACCATATTTTCTCGCGATATCGTTCTCGAGTACAACTATATAGTCCATAGTTGTTTCCTTGTCTTCGAGGTCAAGGAGTTCCTCTTCTTTTATACTCATGTCGAGTATGTTTTTGTTATATAAACTAGTAATGCTATGTTTATGAATAGTGTAATGATTTGCATCATAATAATTACACCAGTGCTTCTCTTTGTGTGGTTTCAAACCACTCCACTAAATAATGGTACCTCACGGGGAAGGTTCAAGACAAGTGAGTTTTTGTAACATATTTTAAGGTTGGAAGTTCCTTTAAATAAGTTCATAACTACCCCACTCGGGTTCTTTGGTTTTTATTGCATGTATCCAACGCAATTTCAAAATTGTGAAATGTTCACCCTATTCCTTGTTAGGAATGGGGTATGGATTTTCATTCCATACATATTTATCGCAATACTTATGGATCTGTTCCCTATACGTAGGAAACTCTCCAACAAGTCCAGCGATGTTACTATCTAATGCAACTTTCTCCAACTGCTCTCTTCGTAAGGTATAAATTCCTTCTCCATAATGAGCATATTTGTCAAGTGCATCCTTGATTGTGCATGCTGCGTGTAAATCTTCAGGTATTGAAGATCTTCCATGTGCATGCAACATTTTACTTATAGAAGATTCATCTATTACAGCTCTGTACAACTGCAATTCATCATTCCATACAGCATT